GGGTTCGTTTACGGTGATGATAGAATCTGCGCCGATATAGTCACCCGTAATACGGATGAAGGCGGCGTCATCGTACAGTCGGATGCTTGTGAGATAGTTGCCTTCTACCGTGCAGATTTCAGGTGTGGCTGCGTATATAGATCCCACATATGCCTTTCTAATCAACGCTTTATCCGCTGTGTAGAAGGCAATTTCCTGATAGCCGTTGCTGTCCTTCGTTACGTCAATGCGACAGTTTTGGAAATATATCCAAGTATATCCGTCCTCTTGCTTTGCAAAGGGAATAAAGCCTGTACAACAAATGCCGCTATACTCTTTCTCCACCGCGCTGCTGTTGAGTCTGGTATTTTCCTTATAGCCTACGCCGTTATAAACAGCGCCGCTTGCATCGGTGGAAATCGGAATCTGGTTGGTATAAGTCGGCTGGATTTCACCGTAGGGAATCACTCTGTCATACCCCGCACCGTAAGCAATAGCATGGACGGTTTTACTGTCGCGGTCAATGACCACGGCGTTAAAAGAAGTATCCTCTGCCGTATCTTTGGTTTTGTGGTAATAGACAGCCGTTCCGTTTTCGTCCACCTCGGCAAAATCGGGATTGGTGGCGTAGGGATTCTGTCTGTTGGGATAGGCGTTGGGAATGCAAATACACTTGATATCGTTTACTTCCGTTACCTTAAAGTTATGAATATGACCGTGAAAGGTGGCAATCAGCTCCGCTTTTGCTGTGGAAAAGTCGTAGCTTGCGCCGTAGTTGGTGCCGCTTGATTTGTTTTTATACGCCGTCAATACAGCCAGAAGGTCGGTAAAAGCAGCGGCAAAAATAGGGAAGTGAGAACATACTACTACGCCCCATTTTTCCTCTTCGTCTCCCTTGCTCGATAAATCAAGAGCGGTATTGATAAGCCAGGCGCCTTGAATGTTTGAAATATAATTAGATGACTCTATGCCACCATTAATATCGGTGGTGTTGAGATAGATGACTCTGATTCTTTGTTTTTCAAAGTCAATATAGCCATAGTTTCTTCCGACATTCTCTACATCAACTGTCGTGCCTTGATTGTGACTCCCAACAAGAGCATATACCTCATTGTCGCTAATTCTGCCATCGCCTATGTCTGTATCATAAGTGTCATGATTACCGTTAAGCCATAATACAGGCAATCCATTAGTTGCTCCCGTGAGGTATTTTCTCGTTCTCTTGATGTTCTCCATGCCAGTTTCTTTTGAGACATCTTCTTGGTTATATACATAGTCACCGAGCAACACCACCGCATCGGGTGTTACATATTCACGGATTTGCTCCATTCCTTGCGCCATGTGAAGAATTGCATCCTTTGTGGTATCGTTGTCCACCATGTGAATGTCCGTTCCCATGAGCAACACCAAACTGTTGGGTGTCATTGTGGCAATTACTTTGTAAGCAACTTCTTTCCCTTCTGCAATTACATAATCGGGAACATCACTTGAAGTAGAGGCGCAGCTAATGGATGCAATAGCCTCCGCCACCGCCTTACCGCTTTGCGGATTCTCGCTCTCAGGGTTATATGATTGGTCTACCGTGATGGTGCCGCCACCGCCTGTTGACTCATTCATCTCTGCTGCGGGTTCATCTCCGCAGAGAATGGAACGCTTGCAAGGGATTGTTGCGGGCGTGGTGGTAAAGATGTCGCCAGCGTATACGCCAACTTTTACCTCGTCGGTGTTTTTGATTTTAGGCACTTGGCATTCGTTCCCTGTGAAGGGTACATCCATGTGCTTGCCGTTCCAAATGAAGCGGGCTGTCTTGGTATCGTAGGCATCCCAATCTGCATCAAAAGTAAAAACGATTTGGTAATCACTATTGCCACAGACGATTTCGCCGTCTCGTTGGAGGTAGGTCGCTACCTTATTATCTACGGTGATATGAAGATTTTTCATGCGGTGATACCTCCTAACTTATAGAAATACAGGGTGCCGCTAACGTTTGTTGCAATGCTGTTTTCGGAAGTCATAATCATGAGAGAACTTTCCGGATTCATAGTCAAAGTAAGGTTGCCTAACGATGTTACAAGACCTTTGTTGAGTTGGGTTGTATTATTTACTTCCACGGTATAAAGTAAAATCCCATTGTATATTAAACCAGTTTGCAAAATTACCAAATATGCTGAGTTGTTAATCAAAGCAGGCGTCTCCCCAAGCCCGTTTGTTACCTCAGCCGATGCCGCAGGAGAACCAAAATTGACAGCATTCGCAGTACCCGCCGAGGTCGCATAAGTAGCACTTCTTGCTTCTCCCGCAGTAACCGCATGGTTCGCCATAGGCGTGTAATCCGCTTCTGCAACGGTGATTTCGCCATATTCCAACCTTTTAATGGCTTCGTTGACTTCCTCGATAAGTTGCCCGTATTGGTCGGTGTATTCAGGGGAAACGTCTCGTTTCTTGCCCGGTCTTGTTCTCGCAGTTATCGGCAGAGTGATGGTCTTTATGGTGTGACCGCGTGTGCTGTCAATCTCATAAACCCAAGCGGTGATGGCACCTGTTTGCTCCAAACATTCGTCAGGGATTGTTACACGCCCTACGCCGTCTGTGAATGAGCAAGCACGAACCTTCGCCTCTTGCATATTGTGGCAAGCAAAGTGAACCTCTAATATCTCCGTGCCGATTTCGGCGCATTCGATTTCAAGTTCCTGTCCGTAATCCCATTGAAACAAGCCGCCAATCGTGACCGTTGATTTCCCAACGGGGATTTGAACTTTAATTGCCATGTGTTATACCTCCGTTTCTTCGGGTGGATCAAGAGGCAGTTCTAAAAACAGATTTCGCCTTTTGTCCATTACGCCGTTTTTGCCAAGCGAATGATAGATACGGTACTCAGCTTCCAAGTCCTCTCTCGCATCTTCGGGAGCGAAACCACGGTCAAGCCAGTAATCGTATCTGACTTTCAAGTCGTTTTTGAGTAGAGCCTGAATGCCTTTTTTCAGCAAGCGCATATCTTCCTCTTTCTTCGCATCCTCGGCTCTTTTCTTTTTCGGTAGGTTCATCACGCCGTTAAAAATCGCCGTGACAACGAGACCTACCAACACCGGGATTGCGGTGTTTGTGATAATATCAGGCATAAACTCTCCTCCTTACTTGTCAAGTGATTCGTAGGCGGCGCTAAGAATCAACTCAACGTTGTTAGCTTGTTCGTATGTAAATCCGTTCATCGTCGAGGGTGCAACGGGGAGATCGCTTGCTCCCGCCAAACTCTGACGAATGGCAGAGATGTTCCCAAGATAGCGTTCCATCTCTGCTACTGTGGGAAGCTCCCACATAGACCAGTTTGTTTTTGTTTCAAGACCTAACCCCAAGCGGTCAGAAATCTCCGCTACGGCTCGTTCCACTCTGTTAAGGTCAGAGTAGTTATATGCGCCTTTCGTGGCTGGGGTGGGCAGAATTTCGGTGTATGGCTTGTATTCGTGCGTTTCGTCTCCTATGGTAAGCATTACACCCCCGAAATGAGCCTCCTCGCCCGCCATAACGCTTTCGTGCGAAGTAACATATATATACGCTGCGAGACTATCATAGCTGTAGATATTGGGGTTCTGTGCCGTGTCGAATGTAATGCTCCCCGCCGAAAGCAAACTGCCTCCCGCATAGCTGTAGCCGTTGGCACCGTGCCAAAAGATTTCGATTTTCGGCACACCCACAGAGGATGCCGTCATCGTTTCGGCAGATAATGTCAGCACCTTGTTTTCAAAATCTGATGCTTTTCCAATTATCGAAACCGCATACAGATAGGCTCCATCCCACTTTGCTGTGGCAACGATTTCCTTGTTCCAGTATTTGAGGTCAACGCTATCAGAATAATAAACACCCGGAGCAAAGAGGTTAGCGCCTACGGCCTCGAAGGGATTGCCAAGCCACTCGGCTCTCTCCTCGGTAGTCATTCCTGCCCAGCCCTTTGCGGAAAGCTCTTTCAAGCGATATACATTCCTTTGTGTTCTGTCAGTAATTAAACCAAGCACGCTATACCTCCTCTATGATTCGCCCTGTGTAGGTGCCTCTGAAAGCACCGTTAAAGGTATACTTAATATTCGTGATAGCCACCGTGAGCAATCTACCGTATCTGTCCTCCACTCGCACGATGTCGTACAAATCCAAACGAGGATCCGCGCGGAACTCACCGCTAATCGTTTTTCGGGTTTTCAAAACGTCTGAAACCCATCCGGCTACTGTTTCTGCATTTTCTACGGTGTCAATGAAATGATTTGTTAATGTCTGCCGTTCACCACTTTGTGCAATGCTCAAAAGATATGAGCTTGTTCCACCGTAATCCACCGATACCTCTTTGAGAGGCTTTGAAAGAGTGATTTCGGGGTATGAGTAAGACAATGCCAAAGGGATAATATAGTCAGTAGCCGTCTTGTTTAACGGTTCTATATAGAGATTGCTTTCTCTATCGCATCTAAGAATGGCACACGCAGCATTAGCGCATTTTTGCACTATTTCCGCCGACGTGTTGACAACATTATCGGTATAAGAAGGCGAATAGTCTATACGGTAATCTTCCAAAGACGCATCATACGAAATGGAAGAACCACTCGGCCAGAGAGAGCGCGTTACATTTGTTACCATATACGACATGGTAGAACTCAATGCAGACCACCATTCAATGCCAATCAAAAATTCAAAACCATCCCTTGCCACGAAACGAGCTTCAAGACCGTTTGGAGGAGCGTGCCACTCAGAGAGATAGAATGTTCCTGCCTTAATCCACTCCACCGTTCCGTCTATATCTAATCCGTACTTAACAGTTATTTTCTGCCGTTCTGACAGATACTGCGCCATGCCAGAGGGGTTATTTGGATCCCACCTGCCGTCGCTGTTGTCAAGAGTAAACTCAATGCTGTATTTAGGTATCTTACCGCTTAATAGGTCTCCGTCCTGCTCGTGAGAAAAACTGAGCAAATCCTTCTTGGTGAATTTAAGAATATGCCCGATAACGATATTCTCAATTCGTACCCTGCGGTGAGGGAGACTCCATTCGTGTACCTGCACCACGATGTTGTCGTAGTTTTCGAGTGGCAGATACACCAAACAGGTTCGTTCTCGATTGTCGGTGACGGTGACTTCACCTACTGTGGTTTCACCGTTCTTGCCGATAACGGAAAAGGTTTTCGCATATTCATCGTGTCTTTCGCTCCAAGTAATCGTCACACCCGAAATGGCGGTAGTTCTTACCGCAGGGAAGGCGAGCGCAACGCTACCAGTAGATTCGATGTTGCTTACATATCCTGCGCTCGTCTGCGGTGCCTCGGCGGGGAGAACCGTAAGTGATCCGTCAAGCGACCACAAGTTATGCTCCAACGTTACATATTTCGTTGCATCGGTGAGTTCATCGAGTATGCCATGCACATGGGAGAAAACGGATTCGTCTGCACCGCTTACCTCTGCCACGGCTTGCGCCTCATCGTCAGCGATGCCGCAATCAATCTCTATGAAACTCTCAGGAAGCAGAAACCGTTGCTGTATGTCTTTCCAAGCATCTGATACTGCTATCATAATTACACCTCAATTAGCGAAAGTGTCGCCCCTGTATATCCAAGTACAGCACCTGTTTGCGGATCTCTGCGGAACATTCCCGCATTTCTATCGCCGACATACATCGTGCGAGTAGTATAATCGTTTGTGGCTTGATTTAGGAAAGTCACCTCGTTATAAAAACTACTCGTAAAAAGCGATAAAATTTGCGCCCATTGATACGCCGTAAGGTATTTCCACGATAGTTCAATTTTTGCTACATCGTGTCTTACAACCGCCCCGACGACTCTCCCCTGCACGTTACGTCCTGAATCAACGATTGTAGAAGTGGTTGCGTTATATGTTGACGGCTCAGGGAAGGCGAAGCCGCCGATTGATACTAAAGCTGCCATAAGCTCGCCTCCTAAAAATATGGCGCTCTTAGGCGCTCTGTATTTTTAATAGGAATAAACTTCGTTACCCATAATGGATGCTCCGCGTTCGCGTTGAGCCTTTTCCACGCTTGCCGTAACTTCCTTGCCGTCAAGGTAAACCTTGACAACCTGAGAGCCACCGCCACCGCTTTGTCCACGCATAGCGGCAACCATAGCCGAGAAAACACCCTCGTAAACGGCATCCTGCATCTGTTGAACGTTCATAACGCCCGTCTTACCGCCGGAAGCGTTAGCGACGATTTCTGCGCCCCTCTCGCCTGCCCAAATAAGGCTACCAGCGTCAAACATACCGCCGTCAGCGGCGAATTTCAGGCTAAAGCCTGTGGGGTATTTGAACGATTTACCAAATGCACTTGCGGTATCCCACTTCACTTTGATGGTAGGAACTTGAATGTTGAGCTTCGTACTCAACTTCACATTCTTATTCCACCAATTCTTGGCAGAGTTCCATGCACTCTTTAGTTTGTCGGTGATACTGCCGATAGAAGGGGTGTATGTTTTGAACGAACCCTTCTTGCCATTCCACCAGTCCCTCGCATTCTTCCATCTCGCAGATACCTTTTCATAGATAGAACCAATGGAAGGCGTGTAAGATTTCATGGATGATTTTTTGTTGTTCCACCAATCGCGGGCGCTATTCCAACGTTCCTTCACCTTCTCATAGATAGAGCCGATGCTTGGAGTATAGGATTTCAGAGAAGGCTTCTTGCTATCCCACCAACTCTTTGCCGTATTCCACATAGAGGTCAATTTGTCTTTGATGGCAGACAACTTGGCATTGCCGTCAATGCCCTTGTTAATGCCTGTCATGATGTGCTTGCCGATGGACATAGGATTCATGACCATCTCGACAATATCCAAATATTCTATGTCGAAGAACTCCGTGAATTTTTCAGCCCAAGACATATCCCAACCAAGACCGTCAAACAGACCGTCGAAGAATCCGTCAAAAAACTCGTTGATATTGCCTTTGAGGTTTTCGATTTTATCGTTAATCCAATCGCTTACTTTATTGAACAATTCGGTGATTTCGGGCTTTAATCTCTTGAACCATTCTCCGGGTACAAAGAGAATCGCCAAAACATCCCAAATATCGTCAATGTCAAGCGCATCTACCATCCACTCGAATGCTTTTATAAAGCCGTTTTTGATAAATTTCCAACCAGAACTTATGGCAGAACCGATTTTATTACCGACCTTATAGCCGAAATCAGTGAAATCGTATTCAACGAACGCCAATGTAATACCACCAACAATGGCGACTACAAGCGCAATCCAAGGTGCCGCCGCCGCCAAAGCAGCGGAGGCAGAACTTATTGCGGCGGGTAGCCCTGCCAACCAAGTGCTGATTTTAGGGAACAACGCCACAAGCCATCCCTTTTCGGGAGCCATTTGTTTTGCGGCGGCGAAGAACTCTTTAATGCCCTTCAATGCACCGCCTGCGGCGGCTAAACCACCGCTAAGTTTCCCTATGGCCTCGATGTCTTTTAACAGCTTTATCAAACGCAAGCCAGCCAAAGCCGTAGACACAGAAGCAATGACAGGAAGCCAACCTTTGAGTTTTTCTTTTATTTTGTCAACGTCGCTTTGAATGGTGTCGAAAATCGTTTCATCCCAAAGCGAGTCAACATCAAGCCCGGCAAAGCCGTTACCTCCTGCACCACCTGCACCGCTACCGCCTGTGCTACTTGAAGAACTTGGATGGCTGATAACGTTCAACTCGTCAATGCCGAGCGTGGCGTTTTTGAGTTCCTTTGCCGCTTTCGTGGCATCGTTCAGTGCGCCCGTAGCGTTTCCTGCCGAGTTTGCAACATCTTCTATCGCACCCGCCCCCGATTCGTAGCCTGAGAAATCCGCAGGCTGAATATCTATGCCAAGCATATTAGCCAGCCAATAAACGCCCTCGGTGAGCAATTCAACGAATGCTTGTAGCCACGGCATTACCCTTACCAATATAGGCAAGAACAATGAACCAAACGCCTGAGCCAAAGATTTTGTCTGCTGTGCGAAGGTACGCATCAAACCTTCTGCGGTGTTAAGTTCCTTCGCATAAGTGCCTACAAGACCTTGTGCGTGTGCTTGGTCTACCAAAGTAAGATAACGCAGGTAGGATTTCTGCGCCTCAGTTGCGTTTGCCAAACTGATTTCAAGACCATGATTGGCGGCGGTCTGTTCGAGCGTTGCTTCTACGATAGTGAAACCTGCACGACGGATAGGTTCAACCTCACCTGCGATAGCCGATTTTACGGCTTCGGCGGCATCAGCGAAATTGTGATAAACATCGTTGTAGCCAGCCCAAATGTCGTAGGTCAATTCGGTATATCCGAGTGCCATTTTCGCCGCATCTTCATTGGCAACACCGAAACCTGTAAGCATGGTCGCATAAACGGACGAATACTGCATAAACTGTTGAATGTTTATGCCCATTTCCTCGTTCAAACGTTGAATCCACGCATATGTTTCGGATGCAGAACCTGCGAAACCTCTGCCGAAACGAGCCGCAATACCATCCCACTCAATGGCTTGCTCTGTGATTTTCACGAAAATGTCTCTGACTTGTTGGAATGTATCTATGACACCTCTCGCAACATCAATCATACTTGACAAATTGAGGGTGGATGCGTTAATACCACCGCCCAAGCCTTCGATGCTATCGTCCAAATCGTCTACGCTTTCGCTTGCTTTTCTTGCGTTTGAATTGATGGCGTTAAACCCTGCCTTGATGCTCGTCATTTTTTGCGACAGTGGAGCGAGTTTGCTATTCAGCAACTCTACTTTATCAGCAAATCTCTTGATAGTATCATCGTCAAGGTTCTCCGTTACCTCACCGAGTTTTTTCAAGCCGTTTACCATCGTACTAAGGCCACCCGCCTTAATACCGGAAAGAGGAGCAACGGCATCGGCAACTCTCTGCAACTGCGGTGCAACTCTATCGAGATCAATGCTTGATACGGATTTTAATGCCGTAGGTAACTTCGCAAGGCTATTAGAAAGGCTTGCGACAGAACCAACGCCCTTTAACTTCTCAATAGAGTTCGCCAACGTCCTCAGCGCGTTGGAAGCACCGTGGACGTTGGGAAGGTTTCTAAGAGACGCCGATAGGTTGTTCAAATTTGTGGAAACGGTTTTGAACGAACCGTTCTTTTTTAGCCGTTCTAATGATCCTGCGAGAGCATCTATCCCCTTCGCCGCATTCGTAGAACTGCTTTCAATCTCTATCTGAATAGAGTCAATGGTAATGTTATCTCCCACAACGAATCACCTCCCATCATTAGGGGAGTGTGCCTCTTGGGGCATCTTGTTTCGCATACGCTCTACAAACATAGCGAACTCTGCTTTGAGCCGTTCTTCCTTCGCCTTTGCCTCTCGTTGCTCTTTTTCACGGAGTTCCGCTTCTGTGATAGGATATGGCTCTGTAGTGTATGGCTCAGGCTTGATAAGTCCTTTTTTCATGGTGAATCTGTAGAGAGGACTTGCCGCACATAGTGCATCGTAGAAATATCTACCTTGTAGCCAAAGCTCTTGATTTCTTCGTTTGTCGCGCAACTCGTCAGCCTTTCGGTATGCCTTTACTGCCGAAACATCGCCGTTCCAGAACTCGTCGTAAGACATACCGATAGACATATAGTAAGGGCATAGTTGCTCGAATACGTCTGTATAACTTTGGAGAGTTAGCCCTTTGTTACCGTCCAAGTCGCTGCGTTTCCCTCGTCTGCGCCGTTTTCATCGGTGAGAACGGAAACTGTTTCAGCATACATATCAGCAAGAACGCTGATAAAGCCGTCCTCGCCGTCTTTGCCTGCCTTATTGATGATATTCGTATAAATCTCATCAACGAATTTGCCTTTCAGGTCACGGTGGTGTTTCAGGAATGCGCCGTGAACGAGCAGAGGAATCATAATGTTGGGCTTGCTTGTGAGATCGTCAAGAACAAAGCCCTGCTTTTCGATTGCACTCGCAGTAAGTCTGGAATATTCCAGAATGTAGTTTTCGCCTTTGTAGGTTACGGTAATCTTAGTTGCCATAGTAGTTACTCTCCTATTTCAAGTTATTGTGTTATTTTGAAATAAGGGCGGGGTTTTATGCCGCCCTGTTTCAAGTTAGTGTCAAGCACCCGTCTTAGACCAAACGGGAACGGTAGAGGGAGTGACGGAAATCGTCATTTCGAGAACGGAATCCACGGAACCCTCGTTGATAGATACGCTCACAAAGCCATCCCAAGTGAACTTAGAGCCGTCGCTGAAAGCGAGTTCGCATTCTTGCGAGCCGGAAAGGGCGTTGATTTCTTGGTATACGGTAGCATCATAGTTAGCAAGGAAAGGGAAGGATTCGCTTTGCTGTCTGATACCTTGAATGTAAGTCTGCGCATCGTCACTAAGAGTAGTGGTTTCAAGCGCACTACGTTCGCCGAGAATGACAGGGAAATCCTTGATGTCGTAGGACTTGGTGCCAATTTTCAGCTTGGTATTGTAAGAAGAAATTGCCATGTTTTTATCCTCCTGTTATCTTCTGTATACAACTCCATTCGCATCCATTATCGCCTCATAGGTGGCAACAATGGAGAATATCGTTGAATCGTAAATTTCGGGGGTTGTTGAATACGTGCGTCTGCGGAAACCCATACCGCGCAATTGCTCATCTGCTGTTTTGAATATTGCTTTCGCCTCGGCTTTCTTGCCACTCGCCCTGTTGGAGAAAACCTGCAAGCGATAGCCAAGACCTGCGTATTTTTCTTCCTTGGAAGAATCAATGAGATTATCAACGCCTACATTTTCGTATTCGCTGACAGCCGCCATAGGGAACTCGGCGGGAGAGCGCACGTACTCTCCCTTGACCTTTGCCCCCGGATGTTTTTTCTTTACTTGGGTAGCAACAGAAGTAAAGATTTCATTTTCAAAATCAATCATCGGAATACCTCCCTTGCTATTTGGATAACCCTTTCAATCATTACATCACGGGCAGTTCTCATTGCCTCCGCAGGGGGATTACCATATGTGTGTTGCACTGCTCCGTTGCCGGGAGTGAAATACCAGCCGTGAGGCCACGCACCGTGACCTTTGCCGTATGTGCCGTGCTTCGGCGGGGTGTAATCCATACCCGAATTATCCCACTCGGGATATTTGATGCCCGTACCGAACTCGATAAATCCAACCGTTTCGCCCTCTGCGATAACGGATGCCTTATTTCCGTTCCATTCGAGCCTCACCGAAACATCCTTGATGCCGTCGTAATCAGCAACGGCAAAGCCTGTACCCGCAACAGATACGCCGATTTCAGCCAACCTCTTGACAAAGAGTTTTTCTTTTTCAAGGGAATCTCGCTTGTATTGTTCGAGCTGCTTAATGGCGTTATCTATGGATTTCTTGTCGAACGGATTGATCTTGATTTTCATACGCTCACCTTGACCTCTTGGAGAGCATACAAAATTCCGTTCTTGCTATCCGCTTTGCGAGTGACGATGTAGTTATATGGATCCGTGGTGGCTACACCGAACCATACAACAGTTTGCTCTGCGATGGGGCATTTGGTATCGGCTACGCAAATTACACGAGTGTAGTTCGTGAAACTGCCAAACGCCTCAAACGCCTCCTCGCCCGAAGCAGAGGATATGTTACAGCGCAACTCAGTGATTTCTCCGTAAGTCGGTTCGCTTTCGCCTGTCTCATATCCCTGCTCATCGAGCAAGAGGCTGTCGCCCTTATAAAGTGCGTAAAAAATAGTTCGTTTGTTTTTGTTTAGGCTCCGCATCACATCACACTCCCACACACAGGCACGATGCGTTTAAGAAGGGAAGGACTCACGTCTGCCGCTTCGTATGTCCGACTTATGCCGTTTTCGCTGTGAGCCGTCTGCCCCTCGGCGCCCATCTTGGAGAACAATTCAAGGGCAATCTGCAACTGAATATGCTCATATCGGCTGTCAACCCCAGCACCTTCGGGATGACCGAAGGGATAGCGCCTATTCAGCACAATCCCCTCGGCAATCTCAATGAGAGATGAGAGCAGTTTTGTGTCTGCGGTATCAGGCGAGATAAGCACCGCAAGCCGAGCGATTTTTTCTTCATTTGTCATGGGTACTTACCTCCCTGTTTGGAATTAGGCGGAAAGAACGATTCTAACAGCCTGAGTATCGTCGGTAAGAGCCGCAACGTAGTATTTGCGGGAGATGGCAGTGTTCTTACGGATGTTGGCATCGTCAGCACCACGAGAGCCTTCAACGATTTGCTCAACATTAGTACCTTTCTTGGTGAACACGGTAACGGCGCGTCTGGTACCTACGCAGATTTCGCCGTCATCGGCATTCTTCTTGTCGTAGAGGTTTACACCGCATACGGTGCCGATGTAGCCGGAACGAGCGAATGCCTCAACGTATTTCAGTTCGTCTTTCAAAGCCTTACGAGCAGCAGCCTTTGCTTTGGGGCTTACGAAAGCAAAGATTTCAACGTTTTCGTCACCTTCAATACCGAGTTCTGCGACGGCATCAGCGAATGCCTCGAAATTGAACGCGGTTACAGTGACAGTGCGGGATGCTTTCTTAAATTCACCGAATACATCGCCCTGCACGGTGTTGAACATATCGGTGCCTGCGTGCTTCATGCCCACGGGAACGAGCATGGGATCTTTCATTGCTTCCTCGTCATACCATTCAAAACGGTTCTGAGCAAGCAGAATGTCGTACTCCTTCTGAGTGTAGCTGACAGCAATGGACTTGGAGTTGCCCACGCCCTGAGCCAGTTTTTCAGTGCCATCGGTAGCAGAGTACACGTTGACGATTTTCTTCATGCCAGCAGTGCCTTCAAGGGTGCTGTCATGGGTGCAGAAACGAAGCAGGTCAAGGTGGGAATTGAACTGATCTTCTACTTCGTTTTCGAGATAGAAGTTTTCGTAAACTTTGTTAGCCATAATTAGTTACCTCCATACAATGTTTTGTATTCTTCGGGATTGGACAAGGAGAACTCATAGCGCTCTTGGGGAGACATCTTTCTCAGCTTGTCAAGCGTCATAACGCCGTCAGGCGCACCGCTTGCAGGGGGAGGAGTTTGTTTGAGCAACTCGGCTCTGAGTGCCTTTTCCCGACTTTCGTTTTGGGTTTTGTGGTTTGCGAATACGGTGTCCATGTCACCTTTTGCAAGTGCTTCTGCGGTAGCCTTTGCCGTCTTTTCGTCATAGCCGAGAGCAAGATAGGCGTTGGTATATGTGCCAACGGTCTTTTCTCTCTCCAATTCTTCAAGACGGGCAAGCAGGGTAGCCCTCTCCTCGGCTTCCTTTGCCGCTTTTGCTTCTTCGTCGCTCTGCTTTTCGCGCAATTGCTTTTTGTACGATGCCGCCTCAGAGGAGGTTTTATCGAACGTAGCCTTGCTTACATAACCGTCCTTTTCGGGATCGTATGCTTCAAGCGCGGCGAGTTTTTCTTCGGGTGTCATGTTTTCGTAGTTTTCGATGTTGATTTTCATAGAAATTCTCCTTTGCGATTTAAGGCTTCTCTGCCTATGTGTTTGCATTTTTTGAGGAGTTCTTTCTCCTTTGTGTGCGTTTGTTATCCCAGTTCTCTCTGGAAAATAGAAGAACGCCAACTATCCGGAGGGGAGTTCGGACGGTTGGCGTTCTGTTATTTCTTGACGCTCTGTTTATGTATGATGATTTTTCGTTTTTCGGTGTCGATTTCTACAAGTGCCTTGCACTTAGGGCAACGGATTTGTGCTTGTCCGTTCATATCGACCAACCGCCTGTTGCACTGTGGGCAACGGATTTGTTCGTATATAAGCATAGTATTACTCCTTTTCTTTGGCAGGAACAGCATAGCACCGACAGCCATAGTGAGGTTTCGGGGGAACCCTCTTAATCGGGTAGACCTTGTTATCTCTCGCACCGCAGGTAGGGCAAGTTTTTTCATCGTCGGCAGCAATCCACCGAACGAACTTAACACCCATATCTCTATACGCTTTCAGCGTCGCTTCGTCAACGGCGCTGATGCCGTATTGAACGGTTTGCGTCCACCACAGGTTCGCCGTTTTGCGAAGGCTACTGTTAAACAGTTGCCTATCAGAATACTCTCTTGCGGTGAGGATTTGCTCGTTCAGCCTCAGCCGTTTTCTCTCGGCCTCTTTATCGTAGAGATAATTCGTAACGAGATTAAATCCTGTCAACACACCAAGCAACCACGGTTCTGAGATTTCTTCTTCCTCTCCCTCAAAGCCCTCTTTTTTTGCACTTTTAATTGC